ATTAATGCTACAAATAGAACAGCTTCAAACATAGTGAACTCTAGTATATCTTCAGGACAATCTTCACAAAGTGTGAACTCAGTTGGTAGCTCTTCTAGTGCTGTTGTATCATCAAGTGGTGGAGGTGTTTCTACATCTAATTCCCCTAGTATATCTGCTCAAATATCTGCAGCACAGGTACAAACTAATACAGTACTACAATCTATAGAAGTTATACCTATGCCTTCAATAGACAATACACCTTCTGTTGCTATGGCAGAGGTCCAGGTAACTACTATGGAAAATCAAATACAAAGTGTTACATCATCTGTAATGACATCGTCAGAAGCAGATCAAATAGCAGAAGAAGTAGTTGCTAGTAATATAAGAGCACAACAAGAAACTTCCCAGGCTCAACAAGAAGAGTCTGGTGAATATGATTCTCAAGGCCAAACTAATTTAATTGCTTTTATGAATTATGTACCAAACTTTAATAGTTATTCGGCTGTTACTATACCAGATCAAACAAACTGGTATCAGCCTACTCAGATATATGCAGAAGCTGTGTTGAGGGACAATGGTAATGCATATGGAGAACTAGTTAATACTAGTATGAGTACTTTGTATAATGTGATACAATCACAGCCTGTACAATTATTTATAGATAGGAGATAAGCATGAAAAACATATTACCAAAACTACAGCAGTACATCACCATTGTAGGAATCATCACAGCCATAGGCGGAGGCTTCTACACCTGGGGACAATTTAACTTACGACTTGATAACATTGAAAAGAAAAAAATTAAGACTGTAAACATTGCACCATTGAATGAATCCATAGCTGAATTATCAACACAAGTAGAAGGCCTTGAAAAAAGATTAGATAGGCTTGAAGGAAGGTTTGATAAAATAGGTAACAACGATAATCCTCTAGCTAATTAGTATTTATATTGTAAATAATATCTATAAATACAATTAATTTGATTAATAGTATAAAATGAGTATAACTGTCCTCAACACATAGGAGGCAGTAGTGCAGTATTTTATAGGG